ATGCCTAGCTTCAGACCTTGACGGGCAGCAGCATCTGCATATATGGCATCACGCGCCGTGGTATCAGCAACAACGCGCATACCACCGCGCAAATAAGTATCTTCAACAACAGGCCATTTGGCTAAGTTTTTAGGAACTAGGTTTGAAGCAACATAAATTGGCACGGTCTCTCCTTACGTATGCAGTAGGTGGGCGTCTGTTAAATTCACTAGCAACAGACGCCCCGCTCCTACTATAAATTTTATATAAAGTCTTGTATGTTAGAAGGCTAGAAGCCTACTACATTATCTACCTGTTAGGGTAACATCGTGGTGTAAGGAGCCTGTGCCGCACCGACCATTGTGATAACAACATCACGAATTGCCGAGTCAACTGAAGCGGGCGTAAAGATACTGATAATAGAACCAGCCATTACTTTAACGTCCGTAGTCCAAGAGAATGAACCAGTAGTTTGACCTGATGCGAATGTAACAGTACCTTGTTGTGTACCATTAACGCGCACAGAATATACGACACTACCGGACGGAGCTACTTCACACTTAGCAACGCTACCAGCCAAACCGGACTTCAAGTCGACTTGACGTGATAGAATCACAGAACCTACACGATTGCTTGGTGCATCCATCGCGCCACGAACAAAGAACGCAATATCGTAAGGCAGGTTGAGGTTGACTGTCTGCGGATCAAATACTCCAGACTCGCCTTGGATGCCTTGAGGACCTGCGGGACCTGTGTCGCCAGTTGCACCGGTAAGACCTTGGATGCCTTGGGGACCTTGAGGACCTGTGTCACCAGTGAGGCCTTGTAAGCCTTGAGCGCCAGCAGGACCTGTGTCGCCTTGAACGCCTTGGATGCCTTGAGGACCTGCGGGACCTGCTGGGCCGGTATCACCTTGGATGCCTTGAATGCCTTGCGGACCAGCTGGACCTGTGTCACCAGTTGCACCGGTAAGACCTTGGATGCCTTGTAAGCCTTGTGGGCCAGTTGCACCAGTATCGCCAGTTGCACCGGTAAGACCTTGGATGCCTTGTGCGCCAGCGGGGCCGGTATCACCAGTAAGTCCTTGGATGCCTTGGATACCTTGTGGGCCAACATCGCCCTGGATGCCTTGGATGCCTTGTGCGCCAGCGGGACCTGTGTCACCAGTGAGGCCTTGCAAGCCTTGTGGACCTGCGGGACCGGTATCACCAGTAAGTCCTTGGATGCCTTGGATGCCTTGTGCGCCAGTATCACCTTGGACACCTTGGATGCCTTGGATACCTTGTGGTCCAACCAAGGAGGCCAGCCACTGAGCTTCGGTACCAGTAAAACCGCCAAGTACCGCAGCCTGGTAAGCAGAGCTACCTGTTGCACCCTGGGGACCCGCCGGACCAGTATCGCCAACTGTACCTTGGATACCTTGGATGCCTTGCGGACCTTGATCGCCGGTATCACCCTTAACACCTGCGGGGCCAGTAAGACCTTGCAAGCCTTGGGGACCAGTTGCACCAACGTCACCTTGTGGACCCGTGGGGCCAGAAGGACCGGTATCACCTTGGACACCTGGAATACCTTGGATACCTTGTGAACCTGTTGCGCCTTGAACGCCTGGATCACCTTGGATGCCTTGTAAGCCTTGTGCGCCAGCAGGACCTTGAACGCCTTGCGGACCTGTATCACCGGTAAGACCTTGCGGACCTTGGATGCCTTGGGTGCCTTGAGCACCAGCTGGACCAACCTCGCCTTGTGGACCAGTGGGGCCAACTAACGACACCAGCCACTGCGGTTCTGTACCAACAAAACCATTGTCAACGGCTGTAACATACGCAGTTTTTCCAGCAGTACCTTGCGGACCAGCGGGACCTTGAACACCTTGCGGACCCTGCGGACCTTCACTACCGGTATCGCCTTGGATGCCTTGGATGCCTTGAGCACCCGCGGGGCCAGTATCTCCGGGGATACCTTGGATGCCTTGGATGCCTTGCGGACCAGCAACGCCTTGACTGCCAGCCGGACCAACTAAAGTGTCGAGCCACTGCGGTTCTGTACCAACAAAGCCATACGCAACAGCACGTGCATAAGCAGACTGACCTTCACTACCGGTATCGCCTTGCGGACCTGTGGGACCGGTTGGGCCGGCATCACCAACGTTGCCTTGCGGACCTTGCAGACCAACAGGTCCTTGTTCGCCTTGGATACCCTGCGGACCTTGCGGACCAACGTTGCCTTGAGCACCGGCCGGACCGGTGTCGCCGACATTACCTTGCGGACCGGCAACACCCTGCGGACCAACTAAAGTGTCGAGCCACTGAGCATTTGTGCCCATGAAACCGCCAGCAACTGCAACTGCATAAGCAGAATCACCCTGCGGACCCTGCGACCCAATCGGACCTTGAACGCCCTGCGGACCTTGGATGCCCTGAGGGCCGGCAACACCCTGCGGACCGTCTGGACCTACTGGACCTTGGATACCTTGTGCGCCTTGCAGAGAAACTTCTTCCCAAGCACTTGAGCCATTAAGACGCATAACCTTGTTGGTAGCAAGAATATGAACGTGCATACCCGTCCTAATACACAACGGGTTGATGTTATTCAAATCAGCAGCAGTGTCAACAACACGGAAGCCACCTTTGAGATACGCGTCTTCCAGAAGGAAATACGTCTGGCCAGATTTTGGTAATAAATATGAAGCTACATAGATAGGCATAATACATTCCTTAATCTAAAGAGTAAAAGCTGGGGGATTTCTCCCCCAACCAATCGAACATTACGGAGTAGTGAGTGTAATTTCCCACTGGTTACCGGCTGCTGAACCGAGGCCACCGAAGTCAGAACGATAGATGTAGCAAGATACCACATTGCCACCAATCGTAATGTCTTGCGTAATCGGCATATCCTTATAAGCAGCTAAAGTAGCAGCACTTGCACCAGGAACAGCCATGCCTGCACCACCCATACCACCAAAGAACTGCGACAGCTTATCGTAGAAGGTTGCTTCACCATGTGATACTGGGTAGGCAAAATACATATACGTGCTGTTGCCAATAACATCGATAGACATTTGATATACGCCATCGGTGGTCAAAGCAGGATAAGCAGTCAGTCCATTAACAAATGCACTCCAGTCACTAGGTAAAGCAGGACCCGTGCCATACATCGGTGTAGCTTCTGACGGCACGACAACGCTAACACTAACGGCCATTGACGGTGTATACGTTGTTGAACCAATTGTAGTCGAAGCGGAAATTGACACGTTGCCACCAGATGTAAGACCTGCTGGAACATCAAACAGACCTGACGAACTGATTGTACCATAAGTAGCCACGTCAACTGACCAAGTACCTGCAGGATGTGTTGTCGAACCATCACTCCAGTTTGCATTCAATGTGTATTGTGTTGAAGAACCGTTAACTACGTTTGTCGGGCCTGACACAGTTACCGAAGTAACAGTTGGTACAACAACCAGTTTAACAACACTGACGGAAGTATTTGGCGTGTATTGTGTGCCGCTAATCGACAGTGTGCCGGTAACAACTACGGTGCCTGACGAAGAGATTGTTGAAGGAACTGTCAACAAGCCTGAACTATTGATAGTGCCAAACATCGATGAGTTCAACGACCACGAAGCAGACGGATGCGTTGTCGAACCATCACTCCACGCAACGTTTGTAACATAAGTTCCCGATGAACCGCTATTGATTGAAGACGGGCCGGAAATTGTTACTGAAGTAACCGTTGGTGCGGTAGCTTGCTTGGTGACCAGAACAGTCATATTCGGTACAAACGACGTACCAGTCAGCAACACGGAGCACGAAACGTTGACACTGCCGCTGGCAGCGATTGTTGAAGGAACTGTCAACAAGCCCGTGGCAGAGATCGAACCGTAGTCGGCACTATCTAATGCCCAAGTGCCTGTGGGATTTGTGGTAGAGCCATCACTCCACGTAGCAACAACTTGATACTGAGTAGATGTGCCGCTATTAACGTTTGAAGCACCCACCAGATTAACGCCTACTAAGGTTACAGCAGCCGCCTTCAACAGAACATTCATTTCAACGGTAACGTTTTTCGCCCACGACGGATAAGTTGCATGTAGGGTAATCGTCACGTCTTCAGTCAGTGCACCCACATGCAGCACGTCGTTATTGTCCATATAGGTGCCGGCGGGAATGTTGCCAACCAGCAGAATTGGAGAAGTAACTTGACGTGTTTCTGGTGGAGTAACAGTACCGTCCTGCAATACACGCGATTCAGTAATCGACAATGTATATTGCGCAGTGCTATTACCTTGAACTTGCGACGGACCGACCATCGACAATGTACCGGTCAGGCTGTTTAAGGTAGCAACCGCTAAGTCATAATTCACAACGCCGTCATCACCAGGATCGCCTTTATCACCCTTGGGACCTTTACCACCGGTCAGGTAATACTGTGGGTCTTGGAAGATTTCATCATAGGTGCGGACGATTGACCAATACAGACAATCAGCACTGTCAACCATACCATCGTTATTAAAGTCAACTTCTAACGGTACGGGTGGCAGCGTGGTTGAGCGGTCGGGATCATTATGATCGGACAGCTTCAAGGCCATGCGATAGTACGCACTCAGTGGGTCAAGAACAACCCACGTAGTATTGACAGGGATGCCGAGATACGACGGCTCGACTTTCGCGCCCACTACCGTATAACGGGTAGCTGTAACTGGATGCTCCAACTGGAAAATAATTGGATTAAAAGTATCCAGGTTGCGAATGTCAGCCAGTGTCTCGACGCTCTCGATAAACTGTTGCAAACGTAATTCCATAGTAAAAACTCCTGAACGTAAAAATCTCAAGGCTCTGAGGAGAAAGAACCCGAACTAGGATTCTTCGCCTCAAGAGTAGTGAGTTTTAGTGCTTGTTTTTGTAAGGCAGCCTTTAATACCGCATTTTCGGCGGCAAGATTTACTACCTCGTTTTGAGCATTGTTGCGCTGTGCGGTCAAAGCTTCGATTAATGAGGAAATGCGTATTTCAGAAAATTCTTTCGTAAGTTGTTGTGTATCAGTAGTCATTGTATTTATCACTTATTCTGTAAATATTCCCGGAAGGAAGCTCCTGTACGCATGATATTGGCCGTTAACTTAATGCGTTTTGTCGTAATAACTGGATCAAAATACGCGTCAACGATCAATGTACCACCTGCGATCACTAATGGCGGATTATTAGTTTCATCACAAACAACCTTGAACCAATATAAACCACCCGCGTCTGCAATTGGTTGCAGGTAACGCTCAATGATTGCACGAATCTTACTGCGCAGTAATTGGTCGTTTGGATCGAATACCGAATACAGGTCTGAGGACCCGATGGCTTTTTCGATCATATTCATCAAGCGACGTACGGACACATTGCTCAAAGCTGAAGGCATTGTTTGCAACGTATCGGAACCCCAAATCTTGTAACCCGCACCGTTCGGGAAAAACCGAATGGCATTAATTTGCGAGTCTGTTAAGGCGTCACGATGACCTTGATTGTAGATATAACGTGCTTCAACAACATTGAGTGCGCCACGGATCATACCTGCGGGAGCAAACCAAACTTGAGCTACCTCATCGGTATGTGCATAAGCAGCAGCCATGAATCCTGACGGCGGTACCCACACGTGCATATCATTGAATTTGTCAAGAATACGAACATCGGGTGTATACATCGCTGCGTAGCTACTATCCAGGTTTAAGTCACCTGCACGGTAGGCAATTGCTTCAGCAGTTTCCTGTTTGGCACTCGGAACGTCCAACACGGCCACTGCGTCCATACGACGCCGTGCAATATCTGCCATACGACGTTGAATATCTGCAATATCTTGCAGATCCGACATTCCAGGAGGCGCACCACCTTGAATCAGGATATTGACATTGATATGCTCTGGATCTTGATACAGATCCCAACCGCGCAACATCTGTCCCATTGCAACACGCCCACCGTTTGTACCACCGTTCAAGAACACATGGCAGGATTCAGTGAGTTTAATTTCAGGTGCAATCGTGTTATTGCGAACACGGATGTATTTGCTCTGGGTATTGATAACATCTTCGATGTACAACTGGTTACCGAAACCATCAACGGCTTGAACGCGGCGTACTAAGAAAGACTCATCTTTCGGTTGGCGCGGACCTTTGTAATCAAGCCACACATCAACCCAAAATGCCTTCAGATCGTCATAGTATTCATCCGGCGAAGCAACTAAGGGCTTTGTATTCGGACGAACTTCAACGTAAATACTGTTGTTCCAGTCACCGGGGTTTGCGGCACATACCATAAACAACTGGTTGTGTGAAGCGGGTGCATCAATCGGTGGGAAATTAAAAGTGTTGATTAAATCATAGATACCACGAGCAGTGCTACCGCCGTCATCAAATACTGACAACTTGGGACGTGGCACTTGTGCATTTATGTCATCAACAGTAAACATAGCGCCGGCAGTTAATGGCAAATCACCTTTATCAGGATTGTCATTAACTACACGGGTAACGTATAAACGGCTGCTCTTTGTCAGAAACTCAAGAGCAGCATAGTGCATTAAACTTTGTTTTGAATTTGGCTTGCCAAACGTTGCAATAAACTCATCTTCGTTAGTTACGAGAACGGTTTGCATGATCGGACCTTTTGCAGCAGGTCCAACAATCGCCCCAACCGTAGTTGAAAACGAACGTGCCAACTGTGAGCGATCATATTCTACAACGTAGGAGCCGGGCGAACTATGGGAAGTCATAAAAGTTCCTTTCACTCGGATATTAAATTAGTATGCCTGGGGTTACACAAACGCAAAAACCCAACAGTATTGTCTACAGTTGGGTGGGGTTTGTTGGTTGTGAGGACAAAGGCCGATACTTGCCACAACCCGCCTCGTTGATAGAAACACGAGGCCAGACAGTCATAATTTTCCCGAGTGTTGCATCCGGGCTGGCAGGATTTGGTTTGAAGCCTGACACGACCACGTGCGGCGAATCTTCGCGGCAGTCGTGATACGGTTGTCCTTCTACAATATGTATATGTGTGCAATCACCGCATTTCATTTTACTTATGCTCCATTAAGTATTGCATAGGTCTTAGCGCCTACTTATAAAAATTAGTATACTCTCACGGAAATGACTTGCGGTTTTTACTGTGGCAAATGCAAAATGCCGACACAAAGGTCGGCATTTACTAACGGAAGGTGCGTCTTAGGTGGGCATGGCCGGGTTGTTTGGCATGACACTGGTCACAAACCGTGATTAAGTTGAGCGGTATTGTTTGTCCGCCGCGACTAACCGGTATCACATGGTGACACCTTAGTTTGTTAGATACAGTACCCGGTTGACCGCACTTACTACAGCGTCGACCATCACGGTTTAACACCCACGAGCTAATTGCATCCCAATTAGCGGTATAAGCAACTGCCCGTGGGCGACGTATTTTAGCAACAGTTTTAGGTAGTACGGACTTGCGGCGCATACGGTTTGTGTAAGGTTTTTGGGTCTAGCTGTAATAAAACCCGCAACTCTGGGTCAATATTTTCTTTTCGTAGCAGGACACCCTTTAGCCATTTGATGTTGTTCAAACTAGCACCAACGTTTTTACGAAATGACGGAATATCCTCATGACGTAGCAGGTGATTCAACCGGTCAAGGTTTGTTTGAATGACCTCAGTTTCCACGTATTTACTCTCCTATGCAGCGTTGCAGAAATTCAATACGCTCATTCATGTCAAGCGTATTGCGATAAAGTACCGCAGCAGGTTGATCGTGCATCACACACAACTCCGCCAGGTAGCCAAACATCAAAGAATTCAAGTGTTCAATATACGGCAGCACACCCGGAGCTTTACCACCTTCTTCAATTATGGGTATGCCCGGTTGTATTAAAATTAGCTTATCAAACTTTTGAGCTTCTAATAAACACCGTCGGCGGTAATCAAGGTAGTGCTTCTCCAATCCGGCATCTGATGGAAAATTACGCAAAACATCGGCCTCCATGTAGGCCAGTACATCTAAGGGTGTGCGATCAAATAAACAGTTTGCGGTATTGTCGGTATCCCACTGTTTTGAAAGTGCCGTTAAGATGAATTCCTGTGCCTCGAGACGTTGGGTAATTGGATATTGAACTTTTGGATCAATACCTATCGACTCTAGTATTGCACTTGTAGTAGTTTGAATAAAGTTGAACCCATACTTTTCAGCAAACGCACGTGCTAAGGTAGTTTTACCCGTGCGATGTGCACCACATAAGCCAATTCTCATTATCTATCCTATTATTTTTGAAATTTAGGTACAGGCAACCAGTGACTCGGTATTTCATCTCGGGTATACGTCCAGCCGTTGCCACCCCAACCGGGTTCAAACAAGCCGCGCTGCCACCAGATTTCCGTAACCATCTTATGGCGGTGCGCTAGAATGTGCGTACCATCTTTTGGTGCAGTATCGAAAGTCTGCCACTCAACTACGGCAGGTACTTCAACGGTTTTGATTATCTCTTTGATTACTTCAACTTCAACGGTTTTGATTATCTCTTTGATTACTTCAACTTCAACGGTTTTGATTACCTCGACCGGCACCTCAACACGTACTTCTACAGGCACCTCAACACGTACTTCAACGGTTTTTATTACCTCGACAGGTACTTCAACAAGCACTTCAACTATCTGTTGTGACACGTCGGCTTCTTTTACAGAAGTTAGCTGCGAGGATGCTGGAAACGGTGTATCTAATCCAATTACCGCAGATAGAATAATATCCAACCTATCATGTAGTGAGGATTTACCGTGATACTCATCAGCACAATCACGCAACTTATTCAACAGCTCGTTGTAGATATGGGGTTTAAGGCAGGCTTGCATCATGTTTTAAAGTTATAAAATTAAGGATAACCTCAGCATCGGCAATTCTAGTCCGCATTTCTTCTTCGGTATAAAATCCTAAATAGGTACCCATGAATGCTTGGAACGGCTTAATCACTATTGCCCATAACGCAACTGCTAAGAAAATCAAACGTGCAATAAACAAAATGCCGGAGCCCACACCTGAGATATACAAAGCGGCTACCGGATAGCCCATTGCTAAAGCTATTGTAGTAAATGTTATACAATAGGAAATAAAGCCAAGGGTTTGAGGTAATCTAAAAAACATTAGTGTTTCTTCTCGGTAATAAAATGGAAAGTACCCTCTATGTCGGCACTCATCAATAAATTGAATGTGCCAGCACCGTCTATTTCTGCAACTGGTATATCAACCTTACCACCGAGGCGATTCAGAAATACAATAAGTAGTTGTTCCTTCATCGCTTCAATTGCTTGGGCGTGTGCAGGTGAAATATCTTTTGCTAGATCAATACCTTGAGCCATTATAATTCCTTTATTCTATTTGCCGGACCTATGTGGATCCCGGCGTTGATTGGATAATGCAGTTTCGTAGCAAAAAAGGTAATCGGATCACGACTACTGGTAATTACAATACGCGGAATGTCAGAGAACCGCTCTAGTAAGTCACGTACCTTCTCAAGTTTGTAGGCACTGCTTTGATCGTTGACGTTGCTTAATACTAATAAACTCGGCAATTCGTCAGTTGCCTTATCGCGGATTGTATCAGACAACCCGCCGTACACCCGATGCCATATCGGTAGCACACGTCCGGGCTTATGTCGCTTATACCAAGATGATATTGCCAAATTGAAAATGTGCACGCCTAGATGTTTTGCCAGCAAATCACTTGGAAAACTATTAAAACACACCGTATATCTAGCACGTATTGGATTCTCAATCATCGACTCCAAAGCACGTACCTGTTTAACAATGGACACTACCTTTGAATGAACACCCGGTATATCTGTTTCATATTTCACCAGATTGTCAAGTACATTGAAGGTACCTTGTCCGTGTATTAAATCTGCGTACGGCACACCCCTGCCAACCATCATTTTTTCTCGATCTTTTGGCAAGCGTCTTAGTATAAGTTTGTCCATTTAGTCTGTCTTAATATCGTCATATAAGCGGTGACCGTGCGGCGTTTTACAGCAAGCTGGGTATTGTAAACCGCTAAAGACACTACTTTCAATAGGATGGTGTATTTTATTGCACTCGGGACACATCCATGCGAAACCACCCTTCGGATTTATACCATACATCGCAGTACCGGGAAGTCTCTCAAGATTCGGTACATACTCTTTACAGTAGGTGTAGCGATTGTTGAAGACTTTGGCAATCTGGGCACGTTCTTTAAGATCTTTGGTCTCCTGGTGTTTGCGTTTAGCTAATTCCCAGGCTTCACTAATAAAGTTGCGAACCAAACTAGCTTCAATACAAGTTTTCGCTGTAGAGTTTCTCATTATGCTCACTACCGGTTTGTCGTACAATTTGATTTGCCTCAGTTGCAACTTGGAAGGCTTCAAGGCGATCAAGAAAAACTCCGTGTTGATCTATAAAACCTTGTTCGGCAGCTCGCCAATCGTGATGGATCAGCTTGTAATTATTAATCTGCTGATGCATTACAGAATCAAAATGTCGAGGACCTAAGATTAAATCTCCTGCCGTGGAACGTAAGGCAGCACAAACTATTTTACGCATTATTTCCTCCCAGCGCGGGCGCGTCCTAGGCTAGTAGTACCCTCGTCTGAATCAATTAACCGCTGCGCCCGGAATTCAGAATCTTCATAATCATCAGAAGATCGCCGGTCTCGCTTTGAATTTAATAGGTAGGCAATGGAAGATTGCGTATGTGTATCCTTAGAAAACTCGTATCTAAAGTCTTGCATGTGCAACACACTATTTCTTGCGCAGGCTACCGAGGCAGGCATCGCGGAGTCATAAAATAGCCTGACTATAGGACGACGTTTTCCTTCTAAAGGGGTACGCACCCGGCTTGTTTCTTGTAATAGATTAGGTTTATTTGAAATCGGTATTACTTCCATCATCGCAGACCACTTAGGAACATTTAGACCTAGTTGTAAAAGACTGCGTGTGCCTACAATTACCTTAGTCTCACCGCTCTTTGCACGTGCCAAAATCTTACGGCGTACTTCTTTATGTTTTTCAGCACCCCCGCCGACAAAAGCTTCTGCGATGGGACTCTCGGCCGCTTCATTAATTTCTCGAACGATTTGGTGAATGTGCTTGGTGAATATCAAAGGAATTACTACACTGTGTCCGGCTTTTACATCTTTGAGGCAGCGTTGCACAATCATGTCATTGCGTGGTTTGCTGTCGCACAAGGCTTTCATCTTGTAAACCCACATCTTCGGATCACGCTTCAACTTGATACCGGTATCTTTTACCAAAACTAAAGGTGTCAAGGCTTCTACCAGCGTTTTAGCAACAACAGGTCCGATAATCTGTTTTGTGATTTTATGCCTACCGTCTTTGCGTTCAACAGTACCGGTAACGCCAAAGCGGTATCGTGCATAAAACTGGTTGAGTACGGTAGCGAAAGTAGTTGCGCCAACTCGGTGAGCTTCATCAACTGCAACTGTACCGATATTTTCAGACACTAACTTCAAACGCTGTTTACCCTTTACCAACGAAAAGAACTGCTGGTAGGTCAACACCATAAACTGCATCGTCTTGAAGTCTTCATCGGTTTTAGGAAAACCGTAGAGTTTCTTACCGACTCGCGCTTGAATCTCGGGCAGATTTGTACACTTGGGTATGCCCTCGGCTTCATTTCCTTCAATGTGCCAAAGAAACTGTTGTAGATACTCATGCTGATTTGCCAACAAAACCATACGCTGACCGAGCTGTAGGCCAATCTTCAACATCAGCAACGTTTTCCCTGTACGCGGTGGTGCTTCAAGCATACCAAACTTATTGGCCATAAAATCTTTAACCAAACCCACTTGGTGTTCTCTCAGTGGTATGGTAAACTTGATTTTATACTGAAGCGGTGCCTTGTTGCGTAGATCAACTATCTTATAGTCATCGTAATCAATACCGGCTTTGCGTTCGATATTACGTTTATCGCCAACCGGTAATCCCAAATAATTAACACCTTTGACGTGGTGTTGATTAAATAACTTGATCGTACCTTCATAATTTGCACAGCTTTCGCAAACCGAGCAGGGACGCTCATTGCGATATTCGCATTGAGCACACGCCACATCCTTAAACATTGCCCGAGTGTAGCGTTGCTTAACTAATTCGACGTCAGGTAGTGTATTTATCGGTATATATATTCTGTCGCGGATCAGAATCTTAGGCTGGGTCATTATTTAGGTGTTTTAATAGTTTCAAACTCGGCAAAAACAACAACGCTACCACCTTGCTGTATGTCCATCATTGACATTATAAGCGTGTCCGTTGCACCGTGGCATGAGAAGTTTAATTGCACCATTTGTGCGTGTGGATTAAACTGTGCTGAAAGATTCGGCACTAACCTCTTACACTTCGCACACACTAGGTTGTTCTGTAGGTTTGGTCCCATTTAGATTTGTCGATAGTTGATTTATTTTAAATGTCTTTACAGTAACGCGAATATCTAGTGCATTTAAATAACGTATCGCCTGACTACGCGCTTGTATTTCAGACTGTGCGGTTTCAATAAAGGAAATTGTACGCTCTTTACCGGATACTACTATTTCAAAGCGTTTGTATTCCATAGTAATCACGCGACTCTTGGTAAAATTGATTCATCAAGGTAGGCAAACGTATCACTATGTTTGAAACCTTCTTCACTACCCAGAAAATCAAGATACCTTTTTAAGGCTTCAAAGTCTATAGAGTGCGTGACATTGATAACCAAGGGACATTTTGCCCATTTATCGAAAGAATCCACGTGATCCGCAGCAAACCGACCATTAATCTGCTTATGCACTTCACTAGTAGGTTCACAGAAACCACCCGTAATGTTCTTGCCTGCTACTTTCCAAAAAGCATAGTCAGATCGTGAATTTCTAATATTCGTAGAAACAACTTGGAAACCTTGCTCACGCAACCAAGTTGCAAGCCTCTCAGAGGCCCGTAACTGTTTCGCAACCATACTTAGCAATAGCCTCATTATAGGTAGGTAAAGGTCGCCATTCATGTGGCGTGTGCTTAATCGCATCAACCCAAAGTTGTAGGAGCTTGCCGTCTTTTTCACAAAAGACGTTGGATGCTTCTACCGTAACATCAAATTGCAATTCATTATCTGGATTGGTAACGTGCATGTGCTCTTCTGCCATAGTAATCTCCTTAAAGTGTTTGTTCACCACGGCCATTTTTCAACTGCATAGCGGCTACGAGGCGTTGTAAAGAATAAGCTCCTTGATCGATGTCTTTGATTACCATCTCTGCGAGTTGCTTAACCTGAGTTACCCGAAAAATAAATTTAACAAACGGCGCAAGAGCCATATTTAAGACAATGCCGCGTTCGTCTTTAGTGCGAATGAATGCCAAATCAGCGGCATAAGAAAGCAGTAGGTATTCACGCAAAGGTTCTAATGCTTCCTGCAAAGTATTCTCTGCCTTATAACAAGCCATTGCAATTTCAGTCAAGCGTGAACGGTTTGCCTGATCCATCAAGGATGCGTCCACTACCGACTCAATAAATCGAGGGCTAGACTGCGTAAGAAATCGAATATTACGGGTTTTGTGAATCTGCTCTATCTCTTTGGTAAAATCCTCAATGGGTAATTGATAGATAGGTAATTCATGGAATAACGTTTTTAAACGTTCACACCGCTTATCCGAACGCAATCGCTCCATCAGAGGACGTAGGTCTCGTTTCATTATGTATCAACCTCTACTAAAAGGGAGGACTTAACCTCTGAAGGTATTACTAAAACACTGCTGTCCGCGGACTCATAGATAAGTAACCCAAGTTGTTGTAGGTTTGAATTTACCGAAAAAGGTGCAGGGCATGATCCTATTTTCAGCATAAGCGGTGTCAAAATAGTATGTGCCCGTGGAGAGGCTAATAAAACGCCACGAACAATACCAGTAGACATCAAAAAATGATAAAGGCAGACACCGCTGATACGCGACTGCTCACCTACAGTATACGTATCAGAAACTCCGGGCGTTGGTATAAACGCTACAAGTGAGGTGCCGCGTAGATTATGTTTGATATGCTTATCGGTAAGTTGCTGAAAACCCACAGCATTGCGAATCGTTATTACAGATCCTTCCATAGATTACTCGACGCGAGAACAGGCAACGCATACGTCAGCATCACCAATTTTACCAGACATTGAAAATACCTTATCAGTAACTTTAATGCTTACTGTCTTACACGGTTTGGCAAGCGACAGCACGTCCATGAAAAGTCTTGGATCAACGCTGAGGCTAATAGTTTTACTGGTAGTTTTTACCTTTACAGAATCCGAAGCAGATCCCGAAGAGGTCGACAAACCAATTGTAAGAGCATCCGCTTTAGCTTTAATCGTAAAGTTACTATTTGCATTGTATAGCGTAAACAAGTTGTCAGTAATTGCTGACATTTTTTCTACGCTACCGACTGCTTCATACTCAGCAGTAGGAAGATTCTTTAGAAAATCGGGCACCATATTGAAGTGGCGGTCTTCAGCTTGTGTTGCCGGTAGAACAGCCATAAAACCAGGACCAGTAGCACGCAAACGTGTTTGCGTGACGCTAAACGAGGTATCACCACCGCCGGATAATTGCTCGATCAAAGAGAAATGTGATTGCGGCAAAGCAGCCTTGAATTGTGCGCCTCCCGAAACTTTCGTCCGATACAGACCGAAGTGCTGCGGATCAAAGGACGAAACTTGAAGTTTACCGTCTTTAGTAAGAGTTACATAACTAAGCAAGGTTGTATTCTGATATACGTCTTTGACGCCGGTAGCATTGATACCTATCTTAATAGCTGACCAGGTATCTGCGTCAATTGCCGTAGTGCCTTTTACTTTGTCATCGATGCGCGATAAGAGGGTCTCAATCTGATCGTCAGTAACAGATTCTGCCGTTACCTTTCCGGCATAACGTCCTTTTACTTGATTATATTGACACTCGCTGCCGTTAAATTTAAATTCCATTACTGACCGGCCCTTAATCAAGCCGGGTAGTATCTCAGCAGCGAACCCAAAAATACCACCAGTATCTGTAGTTTCGGTATTAGGTACTGCTAACAAAGCAAAGGTATCTGTACCCATACCTAAAACACATATCTTCTTCTTGAAGATTGCTATAAAAAAGGCAGATTGCGGTCCTGCAACGGCAACAACCTTCTTGATACTTTGCTCAAGTGCTTTACAATCGGCAGAAAAGGAAAACGATTTTTGTTGTATCATGTTTAGTGCATCCGTGATGAGTGTGGCATGTAGATAAATTTGGATTTTACGTCAGTTGGAACTACATCTAAAAATACAAATAACAGCTTGTGGTATACATAGTGGCTTGCAACAACACCGGGATCAAAAATAGTAGCGAGGTGGCTACAAAAGGTTACAACATCAGTACTACTAGGTATCTCTTTCTTCAAAAAGATTTGAATTTCGCGCTCCACTTTTTGTGAAATTTCTACCTGCTCATCTCGCTGTTTACCCTCAATTAGGGTTTGAACAACTGAACTTGCACCTACTTGCACGGATTCAATCATACTTCGCCCTATATTCGTTTAATTCCCGCGCGTAGTCTACCAAGTCTTTACCTTCTGCAAGAAGTTCCTTACCCTTCTTTACAGTGTCTTCCTCAGAGGATTCCATAAGGTTTTTACCATCCGCAAGTTTCGCCTTACCCTTGTGTAAAAGTTCTTGTAAATAGTCTTTTTCTGTAAGTTTAAATTCGTAAGAGAGGTTTGCAACTTGGTGCTGCATCCAATTAGGGGCATCATCTTTCAGAGCGCGTTTGCTGAAAATAGTTCGATAGGCTTTCGCAACATCTAACTCATGCCCTAATTTATTTCTCTGAAATAGTAGGCTGTCAATAACTAAACGATCCAGTTGATGTATACTAAAATCCCAACCTTCACATTCAGATAGAGAGGCACCGATTTCAAAGTCAATCTCCAGCCCACTTATTAAGTCAAAACCGTAGCGTTTCTTAACAACATTTTTGACTCCTTCGGTTAAAGCCCATTCAATCAAAGACAAACCTTTTAAGAAATTAGCGTAGCCAACTTCATTTTCTAAGCTATCGTGCACTGAGTTGGAAATATACAACTGGAAGTTTTCATTCTGTTGCAGTTGTTTAAATACCAAGCGGTCCAAGATTCGTATGCCATTCATCATAAACTTAGAGCACATACCTTGGATAGGTGCATTTCCTGCCTGACGATCATTCTGTGCAGCTACCTGACTAGCGTGTTCAACAGAAGAAGGTAAGATATATCCCCACAAGTGACGTCGAATCTTAGTCGGTGCTTCAACATACATATGGGTACGTGCAAAGTCTTTGACTGATTTAGACCACGCAACTGCTTTAGGAAAACGTCGAGCAAACTTATCCAGGAGTTTTTTAGTAAAATCCTCGTCTTGCTTAATGTTTGCCGACATAGAACGCAGACCCATGCCGTAAATAAAGCCGAATACTACACCTTTAACGGCATTACGTAAAGACTTGTCAATCGCATCCAAAGCTTTCTGAAAGAAGAACGCAGCATTTTGAATGTGAATGTCCGCCTCAGTCTTCAACCGTTTAGCTAATTCTGCGGTTGGGTGCAGGCGATATTCATCACGTAACTTCTTCGCCGCTTCAAAAGCCTCTGCAACTGCCTTATCAAAAGAGATAATACCCCAACCACGAACTTCATGTACCCGATAGTCGACCTTCACATACAAAGTTCCCGGACGTGCTACGAAGAGGCGCTTGATGTGCTTGCCAAGTGCCGAATGCGCCGGGACTTGTTGAAGGTTTGGGTTACGCGCTGACGTTCGGTGTGTAACAACGGTAAGATAGCCAAAGTCTGGTCTAATCCGGTGATCCTTTTGCAAGTCTTCACTGGTACTCAACATCGTTAGGAAACTCTTTACGTAAGCATTACGTAACTTTTTAGCCTTCTCGAGGTTTGTAAACTGTGCCACTTCCGGCACGTGCGCGTAGGCTTGTTGGAACTTCTTATCTATTTTTCCAGCACCGGAAACACCAGTTGCAAGCGGCTTCAGTCCAAGTACGTCAAAGAAGAAAGCGCGACGATGTTCTGGTTTATTTAGCTTCAATACCAATGCACCTGCATACTGATCGCCAAACATAGACGTGGTTGGAATACCGGACTTATCCGCAAGCAACTTGTTTGCCTTCTTTGCTGCACTGGTGTGCAACAAAGCATTCATCATGTTATCAATCTCTTTTTCAATCGGCGACTCATCAGTACGCAAATAGAACAGATAATTAACATCGAGTCCGGCACCCGTATGCTCCATTTTTGAAGCCAACGTAGCCTTGGTCTTTGGCACGTAATTTTTGTTGTTGATGTATTGCAATTGGTACGCACGTGTCCATTGCGCAGTAATTAATTACTGCCGGATCATTCAAATCGGCTGATGAAAAGTTGGCTCGGTGTTGTTTGCTAAAGTCCGCGGTTAGATAGCCTTCATAGCCGTACTGCACCGCTAGATTTCCAAGGCTATAGTAGTATTCACCTAAGACAAGGTCAAGAGATTTTAGATTTTCATCTAAAGTGAACTCGCCACCAAGTATATCCCACAAAGGGTTGGCGAAGTACTCTACATTACAAGCAGACCGAAACTGAGTTAGGTCAAACTTAGCATTAGTATATACATGGTATTTATTGTTATTAGCGCCTTCAAAATATTCCTTGAGGCGCTGCTGCATCATTGTAACTTCATTTGGCCGGAAAGGTGAATCTTTATGTGACATCGGTACAACAAACCCACGACGCTGACTATAGGCAAACTGCACGGTCAGTAGTTGGTTGGTAACCTTGTTTAGATTCTTTGTTTCAGTGTCAACAGCGATATACTCTTTTTCAGCAAGAGTGTCCATCAAACGTTCAAACTTCTTAAACGTATCGATAAACGTGGCACCGTCAGCAAGTATCTCCTCACTATCTACTAGATAAGTCTTACCAAAGATTGGTGCTAAACACTTACACATATAACCGAGTAAGCTGGCCTCTCCACCATCACCTTGGATAATATCATTGAGACTAATGTTGGAAACAATCGTAGTCGAATGCTCCATACCGCCGAACTTAATCCGCCGACGTATCGGCACACCAAGCCAATAGCTATAACGCACTCGCCCGTGTTCATTCTCTACCAGCTTTTTGGCCGGTAATACTGCCCGCATTGCCGAAGCACCAAAAGGCACAACATAGTCGGGCTGGTACTTACAGATCAAGTTATGTACACGGTCAGCAAAAGCTGCTTCCGCTGTTGCTCGGAATTCTGCGGATTTACCGTAAGACTTGAACGCATTGAACGTGCAGGCAAGCCAAGAAAAGGAAGACGCTTGTTTGGCATACATCCGTTTCGTGTGCGAGATAAGAGAATTAAGTAAGTCACCGGTAACGCCGGACAGCAGGCGTCCACACTCCATGTCCTCTTTGGGCATGTGGTCAAGTACAAATAAAACTTTGATCTTACCCGATGCTTCATAAGGCAGCTTAACATAATTGTAGTTATCTATGTTGAAGCGTCCCAAATCATACTCATAAGAAGTATATTTCACAGTGCACCGCTTTTATTGTGTAGTTGTTTCTTTTACAGTTTTGCAAAGAGAAACGGGCGAAACGCTAGATGCGATCCGCCCGCTGGTTTATTGCTTCTTACCGTTGTCCCCGTCACCTTTGTTCTTGTTTCGGTCCTGGCGTTGCTGGTCATTATTTCCAGGCTGCGCTACATTTGCGAGTGGTGTTGGAAAGACACTTGCAGGCGGTGCTTGCACAGCAGGAGGTGCTACCGGCGCTTCAACCTTCGGCAACTGCGCACTAAGTTCAATCTCAGAACAACTCAGTGTGCCATCTGCTTGACGACGTACTCCAATCGGAAAAGGACCACGATCAGCAAGAGGAAAACCGTTATTTGGAATTGCCGGGGCAAACTTACCGCTGCGTTCCCACTTTACCTTTGCTGCGATTGTCTTAGGTCCCCAAATACCGTCGATTTTACCTTGATAGAAGTTGCGGGCTTGCATTACCTTTTGTTGCGATTTTAATTGCTCGGAACCTGTTTGCATTATGTTCTCCTTACTTGAGTTTTGCGGTCTTGAGGGTAAGTTTATTAACTTCTTCCTTCAACTCGTCATAGTTGGTGATAGTAAACCCAGCCTTTCGCAATTCTTTAACCTTGGCGATAAGCGAGGTCTTGTTGTTGAAAAAGCAAATATCCATACCATCCGCTTCTTGGAACTTGTTAGAACCCGCCATACCTTTAATTACCTTGCTCAAGTATTTACGGAAGGCTGGATTGGTCGAAAGATCAACCACCAACACTAAGTTCTGACTAATAACTACTGGATATACCTTCAACTCCGGTTTGCGTCGGTTTAATACTTTCGTAAGTTGATGACGCATCCGATAGAAAAGCGGGAACTCAGAAACAGGCGCTAGATCAACACCAAACTTACGTCCGCGTCCGGAGGCAAAGGAGTCATGCAAAGAATCCAATAGCTTTACTGTTTTCGGTGCAAGCGTAAAGTTTGCTTCGATCCAGTCCAGAGCGGCTGTGAAATTTTGATAAGTTTTTACCGGCAAATAAGCATAGTTGCCAAACCGCGTAAAGCCATGGCGTTGTAACTCTTTACTATCCGCGAGGTCTTCCATCGCCTCCAGAGCCAAGAACGAGTTATAGACAACCGGGTAAAGCACCACATTTTTCTCAGGCGCTTCTTCAATGTCTACTTCAGGTTCCTCAATAGGCGGTGTGCGCGTACCACGTTTGGCAGTTGTAGCTAGGCGGCGCTTTGCGGCTTCCTCACGTTTCCGAATTCGCTCCAGAGCCTCTTCAGCCTTGGCGCGGGCTTTTGCGGTACGCTTCTTGTCAGCTTCGGTAATCTTCGGTGCCTTCTTATTGTATTTATTCTTGTTCTGCTCGGTAACCTTTGTTGCTAAGAATACCTTACTAGCTGACAGCATCTCAATATTGCCGCCTTGAACAAGTTGTACCCGTACTTTACTGATTTCATTATCTGTATTGGGATCGGCATCGGGTGACTCTTCATCAACACTGCCACCGCGTTTGGTTGTTACTTTGGTGATGATACCCAAGCCAAACTCCGTGCGTACATACTGCCCGATCAATACCTTGTGATTCTTCTTAAACTCGCGGGCAAGTTCAAACTCACTGTCTTCCAAAGCTTCACGCAATGGGCGTAAACCGTCGCCGTGTTTGTCCTCGACTTTCATGTTGGCAACCCACGGAACAAAGTCCATGACAGAGGAACCTTCGGGCATCGGCGTAGCTTCCACCGGCAACATGATCGAAGGTTTGGTCTTACGCATTTCCCGGAATTCTTCGCTCATTTCATGGACTAAGAAAGAATACTGTCCAATGTAGCTGTGCGGGTGAATGGTGTGAATATCTCCGGGCGCACTTGGAATTGCGCAAAGATCATTAAAACTATGTAATTCGCGGATGTTATCCAAACTCATCTTTATGATGGGCAGGTTTTGCGGATTAAGGTTCTTGTAGTACTTTGGATTATCCAACTCGTCAAACTTAGCCCGCTTCAACATCTTACTGATGAGGCGACCCATCTTAGCAACTTCCAAGGTCTCATCACAGACGATCCAATCAAGGAAGATTGACTGACGGGTGTATTCGCCGCCAACGTCTGGGCGGAAAATTCGTGAAGCAGTTTGATCCAACTCACCAGGTGCCCACGGAGCTTCCACACGAATAAAACGACTCGCCATTTGGAAGTTGTGACCTTCGGATACGCCCATTTCATTAGCAATGAAGATAGTTGTTTTCGGGTCATTCATAAAGCGGGCAAGATTGTCGTCTTTGCCTTCAACTTCACCGTGGAAGCGAACTGCTTGTTCCTTATATTCAGCAGGTAACGCTTTGTAGATGGCGTCTACTGACCGGGTATAGCGGCAAGCAATAAAGATTTTACCACGAATTTGCAGCTTCCAATTCTCAGTGTCGGTATCCGGGGCTTTATCGCTACGCTCGGTACCCTCACCTTTGGCGAGTTCTGACTTAAAGATGTAAGTCTTACCGTTATAATCCACCATATCGGCAGCACTATACTCAGTACCTTTGGTCCAAGGAACTTCAGTAAAGTGCAATTTAATACGATCAATGACCTTTTGAACCTTTGGCGTAACGTAGTTCTCGTCAAAGTCATCACCGAAAATGCCTTTTGCAACGTCGAGCAGTTCAGGATCGCCGAAGGGATCAGTTAGGATGCGTTCCAGACGTTGCAAGTAAGGCTGTAAGGCCTCTTCAAGATCGTCCATGCTATCACTGTCGTCATCCTCGTCGGATACGTCTAATGAAACGCCATCATTGGTTGTGATTTTGTGATCTTCCGGTGAAGCACTGTCATCCTCATCATCCTCGTCTTCATCAGATTTTTTCTTCTTCAAACGCGGATCATTCTTTGCTTCTTCCAAAGTTTCCTTCAGAACTGCGTTGTAGAACAACTGAAGTTTATGTCCGGTATCACCGCTTTCTTCCATCTTGACGGTAATAAACGTTTCAATCGGCATGGGCAGCATGAAGGCCCACTCTTTACGCTTGAAGGAAATAACCGTAGCAAATTCCGCCAAACGACGACGTGCCTTCAGTGGAGTCTCTTCAAGGTAGTCGACAATAGGTTTGTCGTTGACAAAGCCAACAACACCTTTGTGTTCTTCCTCGAACTCGTCCACTGTACGGAAAATCTGACCGTTAAATACAGCCGATTGACCAACTACGTCGGACAGTACGTTCTGAATCAGAGTACCTGTGCCGATACGTCCATACTTGACGCTGGACATTTGCATGATCGACTTGATGCCTTGGTGAATAGCCGACCGTGGATTACGAATCCGGTGGCTTTCGTCAATCAAGACATAATCCGGTTGAAACTTCTTACAAAACTCTACGGAGTTGGAGACGTTGTCAACTGCATTGCCGATCACCAACTGCGTTTTACCTTTGTTAGAGATAAAGCTGTTACCGACAATCACCACTGTATTAGGCGGTGCTTTGAGAATCATATCGGTAAGACGCTCTTCGCCCCACAGTGCAATAGTTTCGGTAGTTACCGGGATGGCATTCCAGCCATTGAAAGACTTGTGTAAATCTTCAATCCAGTTACGCACCAACCGATTTGGACAAAATACAAACGGACGCTTAACTAACCCGTCTGAGTACAAGCAGGCAATATCTGACAAGCCGATAGTCGTTTTACCACCGCCGGGAGCAATGTCTAAAATGGCAATCCGCGGGTGTGCTTTCAATTTAGCAAGAGCCTCTGCTTGGTGAGGAAACAACTTCATGCCGCCTTTTCCATCCGGATTTACCGGCTTACTACCTGCTAAGTTAAGGTCAGCATCTGAAAATTGCGATTCTTTTTCCTTCTGCTCGTCTGCCCGAGTATAAATGGCATCCCGCACTTCAGGCATGACGTATTTAGAAAAGACCGTACACATCGGCATGACCTCATTAACGAGGTTCATATAGCCGGGGTGACCGGAATCCATATTCGCAGGATCGTATTCAACGTCGTCAACATTAAGCAGGTCTTTGCGTGGAACTGCGATAACTGCCAACAAGGCTTGGAGGAACACTTGACCGCCGAGCCAAGCATACAGTCGACCAAATTCACCAACATTTGAACGCATACCATCGAAGTAACGGTCGTGTTCAGCAAACTCGGTGTTGTCCCGGATACAAATTCGGGCTAAATTGGAGTTTGGTTTTGCAGCGGCTTGATCGGCAACTACGCCGAGCAGTGCAACAATGATCTGACCTGTCTTTTCACCGGCTTCCATTACTGACAAGTCACGTGCAATAATTTGCCGATAGATAGTCTTAGTAGTATCAGTTGGTGATACTTCAAAATCAACAATACCTTCATCGCCGAGGTCTTTGATCTTCAACTCGACCGCTGCTTTATCAACCAACTCTTTGAGCGCAGGTACTTTCTTGAGTTTCAGAAGGTGATTATAAAAATGTGCAAAATTGAAAAATACGGAAGACTGAGTTAACCCTTGCTTGACGTCATTAAAGGAAGACTGGTCAACACCCGACCGTCGACCATCTACAATCATGCGTGTCCGTGAAAACATATCACGCATACCACGATTAAAAGGCGAACGCAAGTAAGTGGCTAAGTTTAGATCATCCGGTTTGTTTGCCCCAATCAGCTTCGTGCCGACTAGACGATCAGGATCCGATACCGATACAGTAAGTACGGTATTGAGGTCCCAGTTAATGGCCTGGGCAGAACCTTTATACTTGCCGAGGTCCGACTTTAGGATTGCAATCTTCTCAGCGTAATGTGGGGAAGCAAGATCGAATACCGCACCCGTGGAGCCACGCTGACCTGCCGCAAGTGGCGTACCTGCGTCAAAGCTGAGTGCGAGAGCCGCTTCAGCAATTTTCTCATAACTTTTGGCATTCTCGGTGGCTGATACGTCCGAAGAATTCAAGAAAGCAAGGTCACCGTTATAGGTGATATACAGACCCTCTTCGTTGACACGTCCAGGTTCGCTATACAAACCGAGCTTCTTCCGACGCTCAATCAATTCATCAGATACCGACGGGCGCAAAACATACTTGGGAGCACGTTCGGGAATAAGTACCCGCGCACCCTGTGCTTTATCACCGCTGCTACCTTTAGCAGAACGCATCTTAGGTGGGCGCAGCATTGCTGCACTCCACACACTGGCCCACGTATTCAAAGGCACTAACGGAATTTGCTCCTCTTTAGTCTGCGTAATATACTCGCAGAAATTCTTGGGCAAATTAACGGCAAACGAAAACCGCAGGTCAGGTTGCAAGGCCTGGTATTCCAAACAAATGCCAAGAGATTCGTCGGGTGTATCCTTCTGACGAGTCTTTTGTAAGACAATCGTGTGATTAGGTTCGCGCAAGGCTAAAACAGAGATGTAATCCTTCAGTCGTGCGGCTGCATGGTCGGTCATCGCCCCATTGAAGGTAGGCAAAAGCACCGGGATGCCCATTTTAGCCAAGGGGCCGTGCATAAGAATCTTAGTCAGCTCGTCGATCACAGTCCACTTAGCACCAATCAAGTGCTGTTGCATAACCCGTGCGTAGGAGGCTGAGAGTTGAGCAGTTTGGTCACCAAAGAATAGGCGTTGGATCTGCAAACCGGTTTGTACGAAAGCTTTTGCTACCTCTGATTCATAGGCTGTTTTATTAGCTTCATATTGATATGAACTTTGTAACAGAGGAATTGCAGAGGTTTGCGCCATATCGGCTGTCAACAGGGGGCTAACGTTTGCACCGCGCAGGCCCACATACAGAATATCTTTACCACCCTTAAAACGCGCACTGTCTCTAATGATATGGTGTGAACCGCTTGCCATATTCATCAGATAGTCTTTTGCCTTCTTTTCCAACTCGGTAGCGTTTTTGTACGAAAGTTCAATATCTTTCGTAACTGCATCGCCAAGTGCGACTACATTACCATCATAGTTGTGCACCAGCTGTCCAAACCCATAACGCAGTCCGGCGAAAATTGCACCAACATACGCACTTATCTCTACCAAAAAGCGGGCTTCATCAACAAAAGCCTGCGGACCTTTAGCCGCACGTTTCGGATGGAATGCTTTTACAAAGGCTTCCATTTCTTCGGGTAACAACTGCACAGGAATCAAAGATTCCAACGTAGCATTATCAATTTCATCTTCCGGCTCTGCTGCTTTTTTCTTACGCGCGGATACAGACTCTAAATCAGAGGCATCTGCTGTCGGCAGGCGATGCAGTAATTCTTCGTTTAGTATAAATTTCATTTCAGTTCTCCGCCAAGGGCAATAACATCTAGCCACACATCAAGTGGAGCAGACTTTAATTCGTGTGCTTTATTGCGTAAAGAAGTGGCAACAATTACACGCACCGCTTTTGGATATAGTTTTAAGTAAGCTGAGGTATAGCGGCTAATTTCTTCCCACGTGGCATCTTTCAAACGAATAGCCATATTGTTAGAAAGAGCCAAAGCCTCGTCATCCGAGATCTCTTCAGGTTCTTCGGCAATAGCCGTAAGCTCGGCTAGACGATTTTCTAACTGTTGGATTTTGTCATACAATTGTTTTACAAGTTCCGGACTCGAATCTGCCATTACCTGCTCGGCAAGAGTCTTAGCACTTGACGATACACTTGATATAGAAATGAGTGCATCGAATAGTCTTTTATTCATAAACCTATCCTTTAAGTTTGGAAAACGCTTTTGAGACAAGCGACTTCAACAGTTCATTGTGTTGACGGTCAGTCAACCACGGAACCGGTTGAACGTCAACCGTCGTTACCAGGCGCATAACTAAAATATCATCGGCCGCGCGACGTGCAAAAATTGCAGATTTGGATTTTGCCAGTAAAGCCAAGAAACCCAGCGTTGATTCAGCACTTACCAACAGGTTACATTTCGGTAGTGATGACTTGGGCTTTGCTTGTGATGATAGCGGTAGCTTACGCCATACCTCACGCAACTGCTTAGGTACGTCGCCATTATACAGCAAACCGCTCAACTTTGCAAGGGCACTGTCTAGGTGTTCTTTCTTACGCGGTTCAAGACAAAGGTCAAACCGGAAGGTACGTTCAGTGCCGCGTATCGGCAGCACCTTCGTGAATTTAGATTTATAAACTTTCAAAGCATCAAAAATATGATAGCGTACTAGCTGACGTGCCAGCAAGGCAGCTTCCGTATCAAATTCCTCTGCACGGAATTTACTATACAGAACCTTAGGGTCATCCTTGATCGATAGCTTGCGTTTCATGCCGGCCTGTCGGACCAAAAACATAAATCCGAGGACAGACAAAACTCTGTCACCCCCGGATTGAGCCTCATATACACCCCAAGTATCGGCAATACTTGGATCGACAAACGGCGGTAAGCCGCTTTCACCAATTTGCTTGGCAAAATCGCTGCGTAGCGTCATTAAAGTGCCTCAGTAGCGTAGCTTAACCGCTCGATGCGCGTATTGGCAGCAAAAAATTTAGCAGGTCCAAAGAGCATGTCAGCCAGGTGATCGGTGTCAGCGTCGTCCCACTTGTAGGTTTCATCGCCACGCTTACTCATCTGCTCAACCACCTTCTCCGCTAAGTTTACCATAGTATCATACTTGGTAAAGTTGCGAGTGCCGCGAATACTCAATACCGTTCCCGACTGCTTTGCACCTGCGTACTTAGGAGTAGCAACACGCATAATAAAGTCAGTCATGCCTGGGTGTACGCGCTCCATTTCAACTCGCAAGATACTCAAGCGCGGTACATCCGCGGACAGCGAATCAAAATCTTCAAATTTTATGTAGTTGCTATACCTTGCATCTTTTTCAATAAAAAACATGATGTATCACCTCTGCTTCTTTTTAACTTTTACAGTATCGGTAGGGCCCAACAGAACTTGACTGATGGACTGTCGCATTACACCTTGTCCGGTTTGCATACCTAAGCCTAATTGTTTTATTAAGTCATCTAGCTGCGCTAACGCAAATTGTGTTTCTTTAGGTTTTGAGGTTTCCATGAGTAACCGACGTAGTTGATAATATACATCGGTAACCAGCTGGGTCATATCACTAACGAAGGGTGTCACGGCTTGGTCATACAACATTCCGACTTGCTGCGACATATCCGCAATTGATCGAAGGTCATTAATCACCTCGCGCTGCTGAGACATAATAGTACTTAGTGCATATATGTCACGTGAGGATAGTTGTGTACGTAATTGCTCATTCATGCGGCGGATCAAAGACGAATTATACCGCAACATCCGGTCGTATTCATTCTTAAAAATCTGCTCCGAGTTTGGTACGCGTTTGGCTTTTAAGCTTTGCGCAGCACGTGACAGATCCTTTGCATCGGCTGCTAATTGATCGCGGCGTTCTCCAAGTTTCTTGGGACTTGGCTTCTTTGCCGCAGTTTCCGTTCGAGGCTTAGTCTTCTGTGCAGTGCTCATCCCATTTACCTATTGGACAATTTGAGGTTGGGGAATTCCACACCTCACTTAATACTACGTCGGTCCAACTTAAACAGCTTTCTAACAAAAAGTTTGAGTCGTGGCTATCACAAACACGGCAAACTGCCTCACGACGTTCTGCACTCATTGCCATGCAGGTCTCCCTGGAATTGCCATTTACCAAGAGGACATGAAAAAATAGCAAGTGTCCATTTCAACGGTAATACACAACCACATTCATGGCATATAAACTTTACAGAGCTTCCATAGTGAGGGCATTGCTCACAAATACGACGACGTTCTGTAATAGCCAACGCACCTAGTATTCCGGGCACGTTGCTCACATGTTGTTTATAACATTCTCTGCAATTTTTGAAAGTATTTTAACAGCTTCCTCTGGAAAGACTGCTCTGTCAGCAGGTTGAATGTCAAACACGTGACCATCACAAATAATTTCAGCTTTGTGAATCGCCATATCGGTGGCAGAAGCGACGCACTCGGCAGAGATTGCTACATCGCGTTCTTGCCCTTCAGTAGGTGACGCGACAATGATATTGGCCCGTGCATAGAAACGCAGCATGCCTTCACCAGAGCCGTACAAAACGTCAATCGCATAACCGGGCATACGCCGTTCAAGGTTGCGCTTTGCTTCATGCGAGGCACTATACCGTGTAGTCTGTGTACCGGGATTGAAGATTACGTCATGGGATAACGAAACGATTTCTTTCACTTTAAAGTCATCCGGTTGATACGCACCCTCTTGTGTAGGTTTACCTATATTGATTTTCCCACGGCGGAGTTTGCGTTTATGTTTAAGTGCATTAAATGCGCGAGTAACCTTAGCAGGTGTTGTTGCTAAGTGGTCGCCGTCAATCAGGTCAACACGGCGTTCGCGCATCCGTCGTTTCTGTCCAGCATTCGTTGACAGACTTACCTTGAGTTTCATATCACTCTGCCTTAGCAGCCTTTTGAGCGGCTGCAAAACGGGTTTTATCCGCTTTGGTAATAGAGACAATGTTGTCGGGGCCGAGGCGAACCAAGATGGTACGACCCATCATGCCCATCGAAGCAACAATATCACGCTCTTTGATACCGCCTTGCAAGAGGGCAGCAACAATCATTGAACCCGACTTTTCAAACGTGCTGTTGGCCTTGTCGCGGATCTTTGCCTTCTCGGTAGAGATTTTAGCAACGTGTTTAACGGTGCGCGTCATGTGTGAATTGATTGCAGATTGTGCCGACTTGAGCGCCGCATTCAGTTTCGGTTCATCAATGATTTGCAGAACGACAGCAACCCGGCCAAGAGCCTCGGGTGCCAGACGCTTACGCATTGCCAGCTTGATAGCACGACCTGCACGATACTTTAGGTCCGTACCTTTTTCATGGGCAGCTTGACGGAACTGTACGGGCTTGGCACGGCGTTTCATCACAAACGTGGCCAGAATCTTGTACGGACCTTCTTCCGATTTATCTGCAATTTTGATATACTTGGCAACGCGTTCCTGCAATGAAGCAACCTTGGCAAAGTTTAACAGGCCGTCTGCTGACAGGTATTCGTTAGCGGCACTAACTGATTCGAGACTGATTTTTAGTTTTGACATTTGAGCATCCATTCAAAATGATTTACGCGGTTTCGGTTTAGTGAATACTAACTGATTCACACCATCAACAATTCGGAACTCTTGTACGGGCGAACATCCCAAAAGGGCTGCCGCTTTCTTTGTCGCATTAGCGGCAACTTCGCCTAATACCTTACCATGCTCATCCACGACCAACATATTACGCTTGATCGTGGACAGAGAAATAATGAACTTCATTACACTGTTACCGTTCCTGAATTATTTATGACAATCGGTGGCGGGACAGGTGTCTGGGCAGCAACTTTGTACACCAGTTCTAACAAGCCACGGTCATGCTTAAACGCAACATCAATCGTCAAGCGATCCCTTGAACTTCCCGTGGTTGCATAATGTGCAACAACACCGCCGGTAATATTTTCAAAAGTTACCGGACGCTTGATTGCCGTACTAATAGTAGTGCAGGCAGTTTTAAAACGTACAACCAGCGCCTCTAAAGGGTTCTGGATGCTAGAAATTTGAAAACGGTGGGCAATTGCACCTGGAACACTTACCGGAATTGACTGTCTACCGATAATAGCTTCGGGTAAAAGCCGCGATAACTGTGGACCAATTTGGTTCGGACGATCAGGTACTTTGCTGAACAACAGGTAATTACGCACCATCGAATATACAGCAGCCGGATCAAGAATAATAGCCATTTAGTCTCTCCAATAGAGTCAAGAGTGTGGTTAATAACATATTCAAATTAGCATTTATCCGCGACGCGCATAGTAAAATGCCCGTGACTACCGAGTGGGAAGTCACGGGCATTGGGTCTTTAACGTACTGTTTTGCGCGTAGCCTTTGCAACAGGCCTACCACGTCCTACGGGTTTTGCAGCAGGTTTTGCTACACGACCTGCACGACCCACCCTACCAACAGGTTTAGCCGGTGCCTCAGCAGCAGACTTCTTAGCTGCCAGGAAACGCTCTTTATCGGATTTACCGATTGACACAAAACCCCCATTCGGCAACTTGACAATAACCGTCTTGCCCATCATAGACTTGCCGACAATAAACTCAATATCTTCCGGCAGAACCTCATTGGTGAAACAGTCAAGATTCTTGTCGAATTCGGCATTCATGTGGTCACGCTTTTTAGCAGCATCGACCTTCAAACGATCAACTACCTTGTCAGCCTTTGCGTTGTGCCGCTCAATTGCCTTGACAGCCTGCACGTAGTCTTTGTAGTAATCCTCGTAACCTTCTTGTTCCAAACCTTTGTAGTTACGCAGCAAAACCATCATCCGCACCCGGCTACCCGAGGCCGGCATACGCGACTTCAACTTGATCGGTTGAGCGCGTTTCTTAGTAAAGGCTGCCTCGTCGAGTTTCTTCTTCGACGGGTGATCCGACTTAACAATGGCCTTCTTGCTGAAATACAACTCGGCGGGTTTCAAACCCTCCTTAGCAGCCATACGGTCAATATCACGGGCCAGTAAGATGAATTCGGCTACGTTGATATAGCCGTCGGAATCTAAGAATGACATAGTTACCCTTTCGTGGTGTGTAGAAAACTTATTTAGGGTAGTGAAAAACGCACTACCTTACGCATATATTTACAGTATTTTGTGAAAACGCAGGACAGTTGTTACTTTACAAATGCTATTTAGGCGGTACCAGCAGGCCGATCCAACGAGCTAAATCGCGGGCTTCCTCAGGCGAGATTACGGCAGTATCTAGCGAACGGTACCCACCGTCGGGATCAGGGTTGGCAGGATCAATGATTGAAATGCGTATACTGCCCTTTGCAGCCAAATATGCACTACTCAGTATCACATGTGGCATACCCTTATATTCCTCTTCCATGCTATTTTCCAGTTCTCATTGTACGGACCTTTGCATTGATTTTGCCAATTTTGCCTTTGCGGCCAAACTGCTGACAATACGCTAAGGTATGCCCGAGGTAATGCAACTCTAGGCAATTTGAATGCAGCGCACGGTACTTAGCAAACAGCGGGTCATTACCGACGCGCCATTGCTTCACCGGTACTAACTTGGGTGCGCGTTCGGATACACTAATTAGAAGTTTCATAACGGTCTGCTCGAAATAATGGCTTTAATAATATCGCGTTCTATTCCTGCGGTTGCCTCTAGTATAACCTCGCGCCGATCTTCGGGTACCCGGTCGGCTTGTCTAACAATGGACGCAAGCAGCTTCAACCGCGCGGTGCTCTTAGTTTTTTTAATTAGTACAAACAGCGCATCGAAAATAGGACGCTCACCCACCAGGTATTTAGATATCGAGTAGGCAATTGAATTAAGGATTTCAGCTTGAGCACCTTTACGGATTGCAGAAAAGTTATCAGCTAATATGGTAAATATTTGTGCCGTAGGGGAGGCTGCTTCCCGCATACGCAAACCCTTGAAAATATTTCTAGCGCCTGCTGCGGTCAACGCGGTTAGCAAGGCAACACCGTGCTCACCGGTAAGCAACGTTCTATTAAGTCTGTACGACGTGTTGCCGGCTTGCGCTTCTGCAAGGATTGCGGCAATAGGACGCTCGATACCCAACTCTTTAGCTAACTCCGGAACCTGTATGGTTAAATAGGACTTAGCTGTATCCGGCAACAATCCAACATTGTGTAGAATTTGGGTAACGGCTTGTAACCTAAACCGGTCGGATATATTGGTAACAACGTTGGCTAAGTAGCTGGCGTTTTTTTTGTGTGATTTATAGTACGTAGAGTAGGCCGATATGGCTGCTTTTAAAGCCGTTGGTTCTACATTTAAAGACTCAATAAACCGGTTGGAATCGCTATTAAAAAGTGCGCTACACAGCTTATAATGTGCAAGCAACGTTGTTGGCTTTAATAGTGTCGGCGAAGCTGCGTCGAAAACACCGTTTAAATACCGATAATACGTTATCTTAGCATAGAGTGCACGTAACTTTTGAATAGAGTATTTTCCTTGGTCATACATTGCCAACATCGGCCAAGGTACCGGGGAGTGCTTATACGCAGGTAATAAACAAACAGAGGCAAGTTCTTCGGGTTTTAGTTTACATAGGCAGGAGTCAAAGCCAACACTGGGCGTCACATATAACACTTTTTGGAGAAACTGAATACTATCTTCCCGTTCTAGCGAAGGGAAAATTTGCTCTATCTCAAGTTGATCTCCGTCCTTACGAGCAGTTTCAGCTATCTTCAAAGCACCTTGTAGTGAGGTAACATGTAGTCGGGTATCACCCCCTTCGCTATCCACGTAAACGTCAGGTGCACAATATATGCCTTCTTCGCGCCCTTTATTAACTACTTTGCACCAATTACGCACCGACTCTAAGAAAGTTGCAGGCGCACTACCGTAGATATTATCTTCAGGAACTAAGATATAATCGGCGGGAGTACCGCCCTCTTGGGAAAAACGTAAGATACGTACCCGTGCAGTCGGGTGATTTATATTTTTATCATCAGTATGCACCAGATAGGCAATCAGAGTACCGTGCTTCACATCCTCCGCTAAATATCTCCTATGAAGGCCGTCCGTAAGATGTAGACAACTTTTCCAGCCGCGATCATAGCTCGCGCCCGCTAGATCGTAAGGGTGGCGCGAGATAACAATGAACTGAGAGGCCTTAGCCAGTTTAGAGGCTTGTCGCTGTGGATCATTATCAAACTCGGCTTTCAGTTCTAAGCTGTCATTTAATAAACGGCCAATACGTATCTTACGCTTGCCTGATTTTTTATCAACCGCGATACCGGCTAAATAATCATCGACATAGTACCCAGCTTGCTCTACTTTTTCAACAATTTTTGCAGGTATTGAAACGTGTTGAATAGCCGGGATTACCTCTTGCATTGGAATATACAAGCGATACCGTGATTTCTCTCCGGAAAAACGTTTAAATAGCGCATCATAGCTGGAGCGATCCCACTTTTTCCCCGCACCCCAGGTACGATAAACGGATAGCGGAATCGCCGAAGTAGAGACTAGGATTTTCATGTTAGTGATTTAAGTAGTTCTTGACAACTTTCAGACTGTACCAGTTCGGTAAACTCATCGACGGTAAGGCCAATTTTCTCTAAGCGGCTTTCATCGTTATCTTGAATATAATGGGCAGCCGATACTAAGTCAAATACGGTTTTCCCACCATCTCTAGGTAATTGGTGGCTTGCCGCAGTAGCATCAACAATTGACATTGGAAATTCCCATTTCATCAACAACGTGTTGCCAAGAGGGGTACATTCTGACGTAAGGGTAGCCTCTAATTGATCTACCTGTATTGAGTGGCGCTCAAAGTAATCAATAATCGGTAAGGCACCAATGTCGTGCAGTAAACCTGCTACCAATGCTGCATCGCGGGGCACCTTGAATTGCTTAGATAGTGTCACTGCGATGGCTGCAATTTCCGCGTTGTGCTGCCAACTCTTTTTCAATCTATCGGCAAGCAATTTATCCGTACATGAAAACATGTCGCGCATCGATACGCACATAACAATATTGCGCACCATAACGCGTCCCAGCATAGCCGCGGCATTTTCAACAGTCTCTACCTTACGTTGTGCACCCAATGCCGGACTATTAGCAACTTGTAGCAAACGCACGACCAAACTCGGATTGGTTATTGCAGCGGCTAACTCCCGGTCAGTTGCCCAATCATTGTTTAATACCTGATTTACTTTAATCAGGGTTGTCGGCAGTGACGGAAATTTAACGTCAGTCAAAGATAGAAACTCTTTATGAAGTTCGGACAGTTCCATTTTTTAATTCCAGAAAGGCTAAAAATTCACTCTCAATTAAGGGCTTAGATATTAAATAGCCCTGCGCAATATCACAACCTAGATTACGTAGTGCGTCTAATACTTCTACCGTCTCGACACCTTCGGCAACAACCTCACAACCAAGACTATGGGCAAGTTCAATAGTTGATCGAACAATTGCTAGGTCTGAAGGATCAGTTAGCATGTTTTTAACAAATACTTGATCTACCTTGATCTCTTTCAGCGGCAGGTGTTTAATATACAATAGCGGTGCATGACCAACACCAAAGTCATCAATCGAAATTTGTATGCCGAGCATTTCCAGGCAAGCAATAATCTTCGACATATCCTCCGGACTTTGGGTGATACTGCTTTCCGTAACTTCAACAATCAAACTCTTATACGGAATAGCGTGATAGACTATTTCCTTGGTAAGCGAAACCAACACGTCACTATTAACAATTGCGTAGGGTGAAATATTGATCGACAGCGTTCCGGCATAGTCTAACTTTTTTAACCGCGATAGCATTTGGATGCCTTCGCGCAAAGACCAGGCAGTAATCAAATTTATTTGGTCAGACTGTTCGGCGAGTGCAATAAACCGATCTGGACTAATTAAACCCTGCGTGGGATGTTTCCAACGTATCAGGGCTTCAACGCCGCCGATCAATCCAGTTTTAATATCTAGCTTGGGCTGGTAGTGAAAAGCAAACTCACTGTGTTCAACAGCACGTTTGAATTCATTAGCTAGTGATAAATCTTCACGTTTGCTGTCCATACCTTCGTCAAAGACAACACAACGACTACGCGTACGTTTGGAATGCATCAACGCAATGCCGGCGGCACGTAAAAGCTCAGAAGTTGTCGTACCGTGTGCCGGGTATAAAGCAATACCGCTGGCAGCACCCACGGTAACTGAAATGTCATCCGTTAGTTTTGACGGCTCGGACAACGCAGCATAAAGGCGTTCAGATACCGTCATGTACCCAAGCGTGGCCGAATTTAGGATAACGCCAAATTCATCAACGCCAATGCGTGCCACAATATCCCGACCCGACACCGTAGCTGTTATTTTTTCTGCTACCAGTTTTAAGATACGATCACTGAGCGCATAGCCTAAAGCCTTGTTGAAATTGTTGAAATTGGTAATATCAATAATAAAGACTACTATTGGTGATTTAACTGGCTGTTTCGGGTACTCAGCAATTGCCCTCTCGAGGCTGGCAATAAAACCTTCACGATTCAAGAGGTTTGTAAGCGGGTCGATAAGTTGCTTACGTGCATACTCGGGTGACTTTCCAAGCTTTCCAAGAGCGTATATTGAGGCAAAGGCTGTGGCAATAATATACGAAGTAACGTCGACATCGGATATCTTTGTGAGTAAGGCAAAACTTACCAGCATTGCCGTACAGCCGTACAGCACAACCCGGTAAATGTATGCGTCGGATACGTGTATTTTATGCAATAGGCGTTCAATGGTATTGGTAAGAGACTCAAACTTCACGCTCATGGTTTTTCCTAAGTTTTACCTTTGCCGGTATTGGCAAGAATCTTAGCCAAAGCGGCATTGATGTGTGAATCGTTTAAGTACTTATACAGACCGACGGTATCATACCCAGAGGCTCTTAGAATATCCCAGTTGTAGCGCATATCGGTAAGCCCTTGCTGCTTGTACTGCTTGTAGGCATCTGGGTGTTTTTTCAATACCAGCTCTACTGCTTTTTTCATCTCGGCATAGTCTTCGGGTTTGATCTTTAATGCGGATGATACTGAACGCAGGTTGGTCTTTAAGACGACAATAAACTTATCGTCGGAGGGAAAAGCACCAACGCAACGATTACCAAATTCCTTCATCACGCGTAAAGCTAACTGCTTTACTTGATTGACGGTTAAACCCGCAGCCTTGAATACGTATTCCATGCTAAATGCTGCATGACTTTGGTTAAATAGTTCAAGACCAACTAAGCTTTGAAGAACTGTCAAATCGTTACTTATGGATATTTTCATAAAGCACCTGCTATTAGGACTTAGGAATATCAGATAGGGCAGTTTCTGCCAACCGTGCTACATCTGCTTTTGACCACTCGTGGTCATTACAAGCTTTAACAACATTCTCTAAAGCCTGCCGTAAAAGTTGTTCGGGAGTCATTTCGGTTTTCTCAACTCTGGTATATGGGCATACAAAATAAAATCCTCAATGAGGATATGATTCAAGAATTTTGGTATGAATGTTTTTTTAAGCTGTTCGGTCATTGACGTACCTTTTAAAGCGTGCTCTTTTAGAACAGTTAAGG